ATAATCATCTAGGTAATTCGACATCTAACTTCTCTCTCCCTGCGAAATCATTTATCGCATCTTCTAACTGTTCTTTCAATGAGTAAAATGTGCCATCTGGCCAGTTCTGTGCATCATCGGCGCAAGGCTGGCAATAGAACCTAACCTGAGCCTTTCGAAGCGGTGTCTCGCTTTGGACTTTCCAGACTGCTGGTGTTGTAGCTCTTAAATCCCAGCCATTCTTATTTTGTCCCCAGCGATATTTACAGTAATCGCAGTATTGATTGCTATTGTGATTGCGAGTCAGACTCAATGTCGTCCCAATCTTCTGGTGTCGAAAATCGTAATCGACCCAAGATAGCGGCATATCCAATGAGATCGAGATACGAATCTTCGCGCTCTGGACTTTCCACCATTCTTGAGAGTTTGGTCGCGATAGCAATAAGCGCCAAGTCAGATGGGTCTCGGAGCTGAATACCGAGTGCCTTACTGATTTTAAAAATGCGTAATAGATTGTGCCTCGGGTCGCCATACTCGATGCCCCTGTCGAATAGTGTGTTTCCAGCACTTTCGAGCCATTCATTTAATGATTTCTGTGTATCGGACACTTGCTCTCCCTCTTTTATATCCTTCATTAAAGGCTTTAGCTTTGGCTGAACTCCAAAGAGCCCACAAGTAAAGGCCGAAGAATGGAACCCCAATTGTTATTGCAAAGACTTGCGTATCAGATAAATTAGGAAACATCTGCGCTCACCCCATATTTATCAAGCCAATATGCAGAGATTTCAGCCTTCGATAAACGGCCTCTAAGTTGCTTCTTACCCATCCGCTCTTTAGCGAATCGTCTTATTATTGATCCCTTAACCCAATTTGTCTCATCAGTCCAAGCCCCTGCTTGAGAATCAAATCGAATTAGAGCTACTTTTTTTATCATTTTGCTCCCGTTCTGTAATCCCTAAATGGATTTACGGGATAAATGTATTTGCTTAAATCTATTTAGACAAGTAATAGCTCGGCGTGGCGAATATCTAAGAAGCCAGCCAGTCTTTCGTTAGTCGCTTTGTTGGCGAAGTCGGTCGTTATAGGAAGGCGCTTTAGAGCCCACTCAGGCTCGCTTACAGCCCCTAAGTCCCACTGATAGACCCCTCTGGGTGTCGAATTGATATAAAGGGTCTTAGCGCCCGTTCTAGCCCTTATATCGGCCAGATAGTCCCACTTCTTCTTCTCAATCAATAAGCGGTCATAGTGCGTTCTACGGCATTTGAGCTCGATAAAAGAATCGCTAGTAATGCCATCTGCTCGGTCGGTCGCTGATAAGGGCGTCAAGTCTGGGTAAAGCGACTTGAGAGCCTCGAATAACTCGACTTCCCTAAAGTAGATTAGTTATCTTCCTCGCCATCTTCCCAACCAATTTTCTTTATTGGGTCATCGGCTGGCACTATCCAATCAGGATAAGAGCTACGATCCATAGCAAAGGCAAGTGAAGTTCCTTCGTCCATCCCAGCTCTGCGACAAGCTTTATAAACTTCATTGGCCGCAATAGCCCAGAAGTCAATCTTTGTTAAAGGCGTCTCTTTAGTAGTCTTGCGTCTTTTTGGACGCTTAACTGGCTTCTTACTTACGCGCTTTCGCGTTGCCATTTCTGACCCCTTTCGCTAGGGCCAATTCTAGCTGAGACTCCATTTTATCAAGGCGCGACACTATTGGAATATTCTCCAATTTAATTATGTAGCGAAGGCCAGCAATCAATAAGGCAATAGATCCCAATACTGAGGCAACTAAAGTGGCCAAGTCAGCCGCGGGCATTAACGGACTTTGCCGTAACGCTCATAATTTGGATTGAGCCAGTTAATGATGCTAGGCAAGACTGACACTAGAGCGGCATTTGCAATTGCATTGACATCTAGGCCGACTGCTAGATAAGTCGCTAGGGCTGTTGCTAGGAATGTCTTGGCCCAGCTCTCTGCCATCTTTTTTAGGTCGCTCATTAGCTTCTCCTTCGAGGTTGAAATAACTGCCATCTTTGTCTCCCAAAGTTGTAAATGAAATATGAAAATGAGACCGGTGTGGGTTAGCGCCTTTGTAAGCTCTGCGCTTCCATCCCAATATCGGACTCATAATCTTTCCATCGTAGATTATATATTTAATCCGCTTATCGCCCTTCTTGGCGCATTTACGAATCTTCTCGACCAGAGCATAAGCTTCTTCTTTATGAGCTGATAGATCAGAATCAATATCTATAGCTCTGACGATTCCATCGACTGGTATATGGTCAGAACTGCCTTTAGCAAGGTGGCGAGCATCAGCAATCCAGCCATCAGACTTCCTATCGCGATCAGGATAATCGTCATCAATTTGCTCCCTTAATTGAATTCCAGCTGCGCATAATTTAGGCATTATCTTGAGGGATTGTGCTAGGGCTTTATTGGAAACTCAACATTATCAGCTAATCCACCTTGCGCTGGCAAATCTCTAAGTGCTTGGCGATACTCTGCCCAAGCCTCTTTATGTGTAGGCGCATCAGCTAATTGTGTCCAATCGCTGGCTTCAAGTTCCGCATTACGCCATAACTTAATTTGATCCCATTTTTGCTCATTAGTTGCATCTGGGAAATTTGGATTAAAAAAGAAAGTCATATTACGCCGCCTCATAACATATAGAAACTTTTATTCTGTCGCTTGTTGTCCAAGTCCAAGGAAATGTAGCAGTAGGTTCCCCGGCGCCATAAGTTCCATTTTGAGGAAGAATCATTTGAAAATCTCCAGTTGATTTAATTACGACAGCACCAAATTGTTCAAGAGTTCCAGCATCAAGAAAATAAGCAGTTCCTAATCCACTGGTATTAGCGGCAGTCACAGGTAATGAAACTTTTGGCTGAGAACCAGAAATGCTTGATGTAGAGCCCCAAATCCAATCCCAATTTACTAACACAAACTTGCCAGATTGCCCATAGCGAGCAACAACTGTGCCGTTGCCAATTGTTATATTTGTATAACTAGGTGTATAGGCTGCAAAGGTAAATCCACTAGAAGCAGCCCACTTCAAGCCTGTTGCTTCAGCAGAATCCGCAGTTAAAACTGTGCCGTTAGCACCGACAGCCAATCTTGCTGGGGTATCCGCTGCGGTAGCAGAAATTAAATCGCCTTTTGCATCTACTATTGCATTTTGAATTGCATTTGCATCATCGCTAGTAACCCATTTAAAATCCAAATCTGTATTGGAATTTTTAGCAAGCACTTGATCCGTAGTGCCACCCTTCAAATCAAGAAATGAAGTATCTATGCCGTTACCCAATGTCCGGATAGCGGCAGCTCCATCTTTAACTAAATCTGTATCGGCTGGGGTAGTCCATCCGAAATTACTTGTCGTTGGCATTTATTCTCCTTAGGCTACGATTGTAGCGTCTAGCCAGTATAAAGCTGGGTTAAGTGTATTCCAAGACTCAGTCGCAGGAACTGAATTCCATCTCATTGCTTGAAGGCTAAACGCCAAGGGCGAGACATTCATAGTTAAATCGAGTCGATTAAGGCTAGCTGTCCAAGTCCAACCCTCGACAAATCCTTGAAACTCGCCATTAACCATATTGGCTGGCAGGTTAATTAGATTAATCGGCATACCCATAAACACATTTAGCAGGGTATCTCGGTCGGCATCATCAATCTCTGGATTGGCCGTAGTAAAGGTTATCTGCCTTAGGGCAAATTGAGGATAAGCGCGGATAAGTAGATAGAAGGCTGCTTGGGCTTCCGCGTCAGCTTTATGCCTAAGGGTTGTCGATATTGTGTTGGCTAGTTGGCCGTAAAGCGATATAGAAGCTGCATCTTCATCGCTTACTTCTGCGTTGCCAATTCCATACCCTACTGTGATGGCATTGCGGACATCGCCAGTGCGCTTGACTATCGAGAGAGCTGGGCCGATGGCGTGATTGCCATCAAGATCAACATAACCATTAGTTGCTAGATATTGGCTGCGATGTGTGGAATCGGCATAACCAATTCGGCCTTGAGCATCCTCATATAAATAACCAAGTCCGCTAGTGGCATACCTAGAAGCTAAATTATAAACTGTGTCATTTAGCCCAGTTTCAGAGTGCAAGTCATAATCACCCGGAGTATCTATCTCGCCTAGTCCGCTATTTTCAGCATCTTCCCATTGGACTGCTGCGTCGTAGTCATTCCAAGTTTCGGCTGCTGGCACTTCGTTCCATTGGTCAAACAATACCCCGCTAAGTAATGTCTTGATGCGGTCTCCATCAAATTGATGAGCAAAGTTGCCAGTATAAACTGCTCTAGCAAGTCGCGCTAAAGCTCCTACTGCAAGAATTGTAATCTGCTGGCTGGTAGCCGTTGATCCTGAAGTTTTAACTGTAATACCTAAATCAGTAATAAAGCCGCCAAAAAGATTTACATAAGCGCCAGTAGAGTCTTTGACTTCTATTGTTACTGCATCATTTACTTCATAGGCAACTTGCGCTTCAGCTGTCTCTATAAGAGTTAGATTGCAGTAACCAGCAATCGGCTGTTGGTAAATATCAGTGCGACCTGAGGTAATAGTTAAGCCGCTAAGGGTTGCCCCAGTAACAGTTGAGCCATTTACTTTAACTCGATAGACGGGACTCCAAAGGGTCATATTGTAAGAGTGTCAAGCGAGCCAGTCCTTTGCTGGCTTTCATTTAGAGCTTGAATTACTGATCTAGTAAAACCTTCAGAATCTATTGCAGATGGAGCATTTACATTTATTGTAATGCCTTGATTAGCAGAGTCTAATGCAGTGACTCCAGCTTTACGATTTGCAATGCGTTGGCGAATAGCATCTGTTTCTTGTTCTAGTTGCCTTCTTCTTGCAATTGCATCTAAATATTGTTGAGAAGGAACGAATGGAATTCTAGGAGCAAATGGATTGGTAAAATTATCTTCTGCGTCAATACTGCTACTAACGCCACCAACACCCGTAGTCCCACCGCCGCCGCCTCTAACAAAACTTGAAGTTTCAAAACCGGAATTGCTAAATGGATTAATTTTGCCAAGAAATTGACTTAAAGGATTATTCTTAATAAAATCGACAAACTTTTTATAGGCATCATATAGATCTTTAAAGAAATTAACCGCCTTACCTACAATATTTACCACCGCCGTAATGCCAGTTACTATGCCGCTAAAAGCTGATTTAAGCGCTCCAGTCATTATCGGCACAATATATTTATTCAAGAAATTCCAAAGAGCCGTAAATTCTTCTTTATTGTCGTCAATGGCTTTTGTCAAAGGTTTTAATTTATCTTGAATCGCTTGAACCGCTGGGCCTACTTTAGTATTAAAAGCATCTAGCAATTGAGTCAAGATAGGCAATAATCGAGCCCCTACCGATTCTTTAGCCTCATCAAAGGCAACCTGCATCCTTGCCATCTTGCCACTAAAAGTATCTGCCTGAACCGAAGCTTGGCCCTCAAAGGTTTCGGCTAGTGATTTAGTTACATCATCAAAGCTCATTGATTTTAACTCAGCAGCAGAAAGTCCTACGCCAAGACGCTGTAAGGAAGTGTTATTGCCATCATAAGCCTTAGCTAAAGCTACGCTTACTGTCTCTAAATCTTTACCAGAACCAGCAGCAATATCCAGAGCTAAAGTCTGTAATTTCTGCGCTGTTTCAACATCATTAGTCGCTCTTACTAGCTTTTCAAAAGAAGGTCTTAGTTTGTCATCGGCCACACCAGTAGCCAAAGACATCTTTAGGATTTGATCCTCTACAGCTTTTATCTGTTCTCTAGTAGCGCCAGTCGTATTTTCCAAAGTCTGAGCTAACTTAACTTGAGCTTTTTCATCTTCAATGGCTGCCTTAACGCCATCAATTAGCAACTTGCCAGCGTAAGCTGCTGCGGCTGCGGCTGCAACCGCAAAAGCGGCGGCAGCCTTTTTCCCAAATTCTCCTAGTTTGTTGCCAAAGCCTTCAACTTCTTTTTCACCTTGGCCAAGTTTTTTCTTTAGATCATCAACATCTGCAAGGATAGATAACTTCAGCGTTCTATTACCAGCCATTTGTTATCCCCATTTCTTTACAATTGCAGAAAAAGCTTCTTCCCATTTGCGCACTAATTCAGGCTGAATCTTGCGAAGTGTCGGGTAGATAAAGTAGCCAGAATTGCCGCGTCCTTGATTGGGAGTGCGTCTGGGGAACTGGCGATAGCGGTTACTTCCAAATTCAAGACCTGCCCAGAGCTTCTGCGTTGTTGCGCCACCAGAAAACCTTTGAGATGCAAAGCCATATGAGAATTCACCGATTTTGGATGACTTGCTGATGCGGACACCTTCGGCAACTCTCCGAACACCAGCACCCGAGACTGTTCGTCCCAGCGCGGTGACTTTAATTTGATTGGCTGCGTAGGTTGCAATTGCATTGCTTTCGGTTCTAGCTTCTTGGATTGCTTGCTCATCCATTGCTTTAAAGGCGCTGAGAATACCGCGTAGCTCGCTACGATCATAAGTAATCGGATCACTTGCCACCATTTCTCTCCTTTAGTATTTCCAAGGCTGTCAAGACATCTTCGGCATCATCCCAATATTGTTTAGGAATCCGCGTCTCAATTGCCAGAAGCGTTAGAAGATAGTTTAGGCTTCCAGCGCTGTGGCTTTTGGGTTTTCATTCACCACATCAATGTCTGCAACTGTCTCCATCCATACTTCGAAAGATTTAACTGGCTTTCCAGCCGCTTCGCGTTTCATTGCGTTATATGCAAGGAACATAATGTCCCAGACACCGCCTAATTCGCCAATCGTCTTGCCAGTTGCTTTCTCCCATTTGGCATACTCGGGCGGTTGAGCAACATAAGTTACTTCCTCGCCCGAGTTATATTCAATTTTTATTTGTGATTTCATAGCTCCCGATGCTCCGATCTCTTAGGTAAAGGACTCCGCTGGTTGTCCAACAACTGTCATCGTCCAAGTGTCGGTGAGTGCTCCCGGAGCAGCTCCACCAGCAGTTGGGAAGATTGGCAGAACATTGAATGTAAAAGTTGCGCCTGATGCAGCTGTGAATACTGTTGAAATTGTCGTATTTGGTGCTGATTCTGCAACGCCCCAAATAATTTCAAATAGAGAGCCAGTCGCTCCCCAATCCTGCAATAGTTCAAGTGTAAAAGTCCATTGCTTATCTACGGACTTATAAGCGCGACCATCAAGGGTTTGATAAGTCTCGATAATTGTTTCGCAGCTTAAAACTGCAGAAGTAGTTTGAGCATCGAAGTTGTTACCACCAATGGTAAAACTAACATCGCGCCCAGTTATTACTGTTGTTGGCATTTAGGTCTCCTATGCGGTTTGCTCGTAGCGGACGCTCAAGCGTATATCTGAAACTAACAGGGTAGTAGTTCCTACTTCGGTTACCGAAGGTCTTTCGACTATTGATAACTCATACTTGGAAGCATTTA